CTAAAAGACAACCAAGGTTTGCCGCTGTTTCTTGAGATTGGCGAAAAAGATGGTTGCGCTTTAGGGCATGTGTTTGGGTTCCCGGTTATCGCCAATCCTTACCTGACAAGCGCATTCCCGATTTACCTTGCAAATTGGACGCGATTCCTGACCATTGGCGACACTGAGCAAATGACCATTAAGGCATTTGAACAAACACAGCCTGGGTTTATTACGATGTTTGCGGAAAAGCGCATGGTGTCATCTGTGCGCGATCCGTTTGCCGGTGTTCGTATGTCTGCCGCCTAACAGGGGCCAACATGCCAAATGAACAAGTCGGGTATCTAAATTACGGTGCGCCGACACGCAATCCGTTCAATTACGAAAAGGTTGAGCAAATCGGGCGCGACATTGCGACCCAATGGCTTGACACGGAAAGCATCGCGCAGCAGTTAAATCTGTTTGAGGATCAGTCGCAAGACGGCTACCTTGAGTCGCTGGAATTGGCTGTGCGGCAGGCCATCGAGGATTTTCTTGGCATGTCGATTTTCCCGACGCAATATCGCGTCTGGTATAACGCATCGTCGCTTTACGGTACGCCATTGACGTTAGACTTACCGGAAGTCTCGCAGAATCAAAGCCCGTCGCTGTCAGGCGTACAAATCAACGCAGTGAAGTATTGGACGCAAGCCACCCCGCCTGTGCTAGTGACCGTTGCTTCTAACCAGTACTACTACGACAACAGTGGCAACAAGGTTGTGCTGCAAAGCCTGCCCAGCAATCTAAATTCCGCAATGACAAGCCCAGTTTATTGCGAATACACCACAGCGGCAAACCCGTTGGCGCAATATCCAGTAATCAAACAAGCTGGCCTGTTGTTGTTTGTGCATCTGTACAACAATCGCAGCAACACCACAGACATTGCAATGAAAGAAATTCCGTTTGGTGTTTCAACTTTGCTGCGACCCTATAAACCGCTGGTGATGTAATGTCGATTCGTCGATATGAAAATATCTCGATCAATAACTTGACCTTTTCGCAGTCAAGTTTTGGTCAACAAACCACAGCCCAAACGTTGTGGTTTAACACGCGGGCTGAGGTTTCTGAGGTTGCAAACAGTTTAAAGATTAGCGAAAAATACAGGGTGTATCAAGACTTGGTAAATCTCACCATCAGATACACCCCAAACGCAAAAGAAATTGTCGATAACCAAAACCTTTATTCGGTTACATGGCGCGGCAATACTTGGCGCGTCACGGATGCCCGTGAGTCGAATGATCGAATGAGTGTTAAATTGCTTTGCTACCGGACAGACCCTGTAACGGCGGTATAAATGGCTCAAACAAACCCGTTCGCGCTAGGACAAGCGATCCAATATCAATTGGCATCCATTGTCACGCCTGTGCCGGTTTACGCAGCCTTTAACCGCAATTTTGCTACGCAGTCCCAGTTCATTGTTTGGATGTTGCGGAACGTGCATCAGCCGGTCTACACGGGCCAATTGCAAAATAACAAAGGTATCGACACGCCAGTTTTCCAAATTTCGGTGTACACGCAAAACATCGAAAATGGGTTTACGATTTCAAATCAGATTTTGCAAGCCTTGCATGGTTACAGTGGCATGTTTGGTAACCCAGCAACAAATGGGTTTTTCTTGGCAAAAGCAGACGTTTCATGGCTTTACAACAGTTATGACAACGACGAAAATCTCGCCCAGGTGGTGATGGATTGCATGTTGTATATCCCAAACTGACAAGATACTAATATCTTCAACCCTGTTTAAAGGAAAGCAAAATGGCTCTTATCAATAAAGTAATGCCCGGTTATGTGGCAACCCTGTGGATGCAAGACGAGGTTTCGCCCGTTGCTCTGACAGATGCCCAACTGTCTACTTGGACGGCGCAAGTTGCCAATCTGATTGGCTCATCTGCTGGCGGTACTGGCACAGGCTCAACCTGCCTGTTGATCCCCGTTGAGAACATTCCCCCATTCGGTGCTGATGATGCAATGGCTGCTTACGCTGTTGCTGGTTCCCGGACAGGCGCGAAGATCACGACACAGAATCAGGTCACAAGCATGACCATCACCGCAGCATGGAACAGCGCAGACCCTGCCCTGTTGCTGATTCGCGGTGACGGCTACAGCGGGTCGGTTATCCGCACCTATGTGGTGGCTGTGTATGACGGCACAAACACCGTGGCTTACGCCTTCAACGCTCGCGTGGGCGGCATGACCTGGGACTTGAACACCGCAGCGGAAAGCAAGTTCAATTTCACTCTGCACCCTGTTGGCGGCAACAGCTACGGCTGGTCAACCAACACCTAATGGTGAGATGCCCTGCCCTCCGGGGCGGGGCATTACAAGACATGATCCAACACGATATAAAGACCAGCGATGATTTGCTGGCATTCTTGGCTGCACAGGCCGAAAAAGACGGCAAGCAATGGTTTGGTTATTTGCAGCAGCGGATGACCGGCGTTAGCCTTTGTCATCAAATTGCGGCGCGTCACGCCGACACAATGACCCCTGCCGAAGTTGTCAATTACGTTAAAGAGTTGAACAACGAAATTTTTCACCGCATCATTAAGCCGGGGGCTTAAATGGGCGGCGTTGTCATCAAGCTGGAAGGCATTGGCGAAGTTGACAAAGCACTGAGGCAATTAGAGGCTGATTTTGGGCAGAAGGAAAGCGCAAAACGGGTACTTGTGCCAGCGGTGCGCGAGGCGTTAAAGCCGGTTCTATCGGCGGCAATACAGAATGCTCCCAAGGACACAATGGGGCTTGCGTTGTCATTGCAAATCGAAGCAAGAAGGCCAACAGCAAAAGATCGGCGCAGCAAATACATTACGCAAACCGATACGGTCATCGGAGCCGTAACCACAGCATCAGGAAAAAAACTGGCGCGTATGAGCGAAGGCAAAGGGCTTATTGCGGCGCGTAAACGATTAAAGAAAATGGGGTTTGATAATGCAGAATCTTTTGCAGGAATTGAATCTGATGCGCGGGCAATTGCTCAAGAGTTTGGAACCGCAAGACACGGCGCACAGCCTTATTTAAGGCCAGCATTGGAGGCAAATGCACAAAGTACAGTGACACGATTGGCAGACATTTTAAAACGACGAATCGCTCAATTCCGAGCTAAACAATCCCGATAAGACATGACAAAACTTTCAAACCTTCTTGGCGAAAAATACCAAGCCAAACGCGCAAATATTTTTATCCGTTCCTTTGAACTGGGCGGGCACACATTCAAAGTTCGCATTCCGTTTGTTGCGGAATCGGACGCGATTTATAAAAAGATCAGCGATCCCGACGAACAACACATCGAGCGCATCTACAAACAATTGTCGGAGCCTTTGCTGTCGTTAAAAGATAAAGCACAAGAAGATGAAGAAATCGAATTTAAAGAAAACGACATTGTGGTTAAAGGCCGATCCATGCGCGAAGCGGCAAAGAATAAAGCGATGACCGAAAATCGAGTTGTCGAATACATCAAACTTTTGGTTCCCGAACAATCAGACATGACGCTTGATGATTTGACATACGAAGAAGTTGAGGCCGAGTTTCCCTGGACGGTACAGGTTGCTTTGATTGAAAAGATTTCGGAAGCCATTAGCCCCAATTACAAGGAAACGCGGGGAAACTGATAGGCTCATTGAGGACGCAAGTTGAATGCGCCATGATCTTCAATGGGCATACGCAGGACAGTTTGGCGCTATTGGATGAAGCGACCATGACCCGCATACAGACAATGTATGCAGACGGAGTGCTTGGGAATCAGGGTGTGCTGACAATGTTGGGGCAATTGACGGCTGGCGTGTTTAATTACATTAGAGCAGCCAATGCACAACCATATAAGCTAGCCAAGATTTTGGGGTCGGCTTATGATTACATTGTGCCGCCTTTGAGTGAGGAACAGCAAAAGGAAGCAACAAACAACGCGCTAAAAACCTACATGATGGCAGCGCCAGGGTTCAAGCAAGACAGGTTTAAAACATGACAAATTTTGTTGGTCGCCTTGGGGTTACGCTGGGTCTTGACAGCGCGGAATTCTCACGCGGGATTGAGGGTGCGAAAGCGTCATTGCAAGCCTTGGGGGGCTTTGTCAAGCAATATAGCGCAGTGGCGACAGCGGCGTTTACAGCGGCAAGTGTTGCTGCTGTTCGATACGCTGACGAATTGGTAGACGTTGCCAAAGCAAATGACGTAGCCATTTCGTCCATCATTCAATTGCGCGATGCTTTGATGAAAAGTGGCGGCGAAGCAGGCAATGCATCAAAAGTGCTGTCCAGTTTTACGCAGTACATCGACAAAGCCGCTGAAGGTTCTGCGGAAGCGCAGAAAACGCTAAAAGGCTTGGGCGTTTCTTTGCAAGACCTAAAAACGCTAAGTATTGATGAATTGTTCAGGAAGGCCGCAAATGGGCTTTCGCAAATGGATGATGCTTTAACTCGCAGCGCAAAAGGAGTAGAAGTTTTTGGCAAGGGATTAAAAAATGTTGATGCCCGTGATTTTGGCGCTGAAATAACAAAAGCCACAACAATTACAAAAGAACATGAAGAAGCAATAAAAGCAGCTTCAGATGCTTACGGAATTTTAGAAGAATTGGGGGTTAAGTCAATTAGAAATTTGGCGGCAGCAATAGGCCCAACATTTAAGTTTATTGCTACGGAATTAAATTCAATATTTACAACGGCGCAAAAGTTTGAAGATTCCGATTTGTGGAAAATGTTATTTCCGCAAATTCGCACAGGCGCAGGCAAGCGAGAAAAGCCACCAGAATTAAACAATCAACCAACGCCAGCAGATATTGCGGGCATGTCAAATCTTGGTGCGCCAGTACCGCCGCCAGCAAGGCGCATTGTTAAAGAGGCTCCAAATAAAGAAGCAGAAGCCGCTGCAAAAAAAGAAATCGAAACGCAGATTAGGGTGATGACGCTAAGAGAACAAGACAAAGAGCGTCAAATTAGAGAATTTGAGGAATTAAGGGAGTACCAAAAAAAATACGCCGAAGAACAGGAGCGCGATCAACAGCGTCTGTCGGATCAAGCGGCGCGAGATATGGCGTTAAGGGAAAGGGACAGGGAACGTCAAGTTCGAGAATTGCAAGAATTGCTAGATTATCAAAAACAAATTCGAGAGGAATTGCAAAAGCAAAATGCTGTTGTTGCGGAGCGTAGAGCGCAAGATATGGAGCGCCAGCAAAGGGAGCGACAAGAGTTTATCGAATATCTTGGCAACCAAAAAAAGCAAGAGGTTGCAGTAGAGAATGAACAAAGTGCAGCCAATGAAAAGTTGCGGCGCGAACGCCTAATGGTGGAGTTAAGCGAAAAAGCGCGATTCATGAGAGCGCAAGAGGTGCAGCTTGCACAAGAAGTTTTAGCAGTTCGATTCAGACATGCTGATGCGATTAAAAAAATAAACGAGAACGAGAATCTTGGGGCGGCGGCAAGAGAAAAAGCATTGAACGAACAATTGCATTTGTCTCAGCAAGAAATGGATTTGGCGCAACAGCGTTTTGAGTTAATGAACCGGACGCGCACTGGGTCATTCCTTGGCGGTTTTGAGGAAGCCATGTACCAATCGGTTAATAATGCGATGAGCGCATTTAAAGCAGGGCAGCAGACGTTTGAAGTATTGATGAACAGCATGGAAGGCGCAATAACGCGATTTGTTCAAACGGGCAAATTGTCGTTTAAAGATTTGGCTCGCAGCATTATTTCCGACATTATTGCGATTCAAATGCGGGCGCAAATCTCGCGTCTGTTTTCTGTATTTGGTTCAACTGGTGTTCCGCTAACCACTGGGCCAAATCTTGTTCAACAGGAATTGGGGCCGTCATTCAATCAGTATTTATCGGGAGCGTTGCCACAAGCAGAAGGCGGGCCGGTGTCTGGAGGTTTGCCATATATGGTTGGCGAGCGTGGGCCAGAATTGTTTGTTCCGCAACGTAGCGGGGCAATTGTTCCGACCCATCAATTGGCAGGAATGATGGGCGGCGGTCAAACGATCAACTACAACGGGCCATTCATTCAGCAGATGAGCGCCATCGACACGCAATCGGGTGTTCAGTTTTTGGCGCAAAATAAACAAGCAGTCTGGGCAGCAAATCAAAGCGCCCAGCGGTCTTTACCAATGAGCCGATAACATGAGCCTACAAACAATTCTGTCAATCTGCGAGGCTGTGGGCATTAATGACCAACGCTTTGTTGGTCAGACGTTGAGCCGCAATCAAAAGCTGGTCACATCGGAAATTCTAACGGTGGTTCCATTTCAGTTTGAAATGCGCCCGATGAATTACCTGCGATATTCTGAAAGCCGGTCAATACTCAACAGCCTGCGGATTCCAGACAAATCATTGCAACAATATTTGAATTTCGGGCAAACAGGCTGGCTCAATTACGTCAAGTATCAAGGGCAAATGACAAGCACCCAGATTGGGAATTGTCTGTGGCAAGTGTCAAGCGCAAACAAGGTATTGGTGTTGGGGTCTTTGCCCGCATTAGCATCTACCGATTATTTGTTTCGCATTGGCGATTTTGTGCAAGTGGGTTTATATTCTTACATCGTAACCGCTGATGTTCAGCGAGGCAGCGGCAGCACAGTCAATGTGCCAGTTCATCGCAATCTGCTTGTGACATTGGCAAGCACGGTTTCATGCGTTGCTGGCGAATTTGGCACAACAGTCGCAATGGGTGGTACGACATACACAGGCGTTACGTTTCCTGTGGTGTTGAGGGAATACCCAACTTATAGCCTTGTGCCAACTGCCAATGATTCTTTTATCAATTGGTCGGGGCCATTCGTGGCAATGGAGCAGGTGCTGTGAACGTAATCACGCCAGTTGAGGGAACCAGCAACATTAGGGTTGCTGATTTCCTGCGAATCACAACGACAAGCGGCACTTATCTGATGACCACTGCGCCATCAAATATGACCATCGCAGCAGTTGACGCAAGCCCCTTTCAATCGGTCGGGACACTGCTGGCGGTCGGGCAGGTGCAGCGCGACATTAAATCCACCGCGAACGACACCACCGTTTCGCTGTCGGGCATCGACACATCTATGCTTGGTTTTGTCCTAGGCCAAAACGTCAAAGGCTCACCGATCCAGCTTTGGCACGGGTTCTTTGATACGAACGGTGCGCTAATCACAACAGGCGGCACGGGCGGTTTATATCAGTATTTCAACGGCATCATTACATCGTTTTCAATTGGCGAGCAATGGATGGATGAGGCGCGTATGTACGTTGGGACAATCAGCGTATCAGCATCGTCAATTCAATTGATTTTGCAAAACAGAATTGCAGGCAGATACACAAATAACAGTTCCTGGCAGTTCTACAACAGCGGTGACACAAGCATGATTCGTGTTCCGTTTATTGAAACGATTAACTATCAGTTCGGCAAAGATGCGGCTCCAAATTCGTAAAGCATCACCTTTTGATGTGCCGCAGATTTTGGACAAGCTGCGGGATTACCGTTCGCACATGCCTTACGGATTCCTAGCTGATGCTGATGATGCAGAACACGTTAAAACGATGCTGGCGCATCTGATGGCGGGCCAGGGTGTGGTGATAGTGGCAGAGCAAGACGAGCGCCTTGTGGGCGTTTTAATTGCGGGCGTGATGCCATCTGTCTGGTCGCCGAAGCATTTGATGCTGACTGAATTTGCGTATTGGGTGGATGAAGAAGCCAGGGGAGGCACGACAGGCTACCGATTGTTGCGCGAGTATTTAAACGAAGCGGTTAAGATGAAGGAAGCAGGCCGCATTGCCAATTGTTTTATCAGCAAGATGGTAAGCAGCCCGAATCTTAAATATGAAAAATTCGGCTTTCAAAAACTTGAAGAATTTTGGGTGATGTAATGCCGGGATCAATCATTGCTGCTTATTTGGTGAATGCGGGAGTCATTGCGGCAGGATTTGCGGCAACTGCTGTGGCATTTGCTGTCAATATGGTGGCATCGTCTATCATCAGCAAAGCATTTGCGCCAAAGGGATTTGGAACCAATGACGCAACGCCAAACCCTGGAAGCCCGACACAAGTACCCCCAGCGGGCAGCAACAAGGTTCCCATTGTGTACGGCACGGCTTATGTCGGCGGCATTGTTACCGACCTAAGCATCACCAGCAATAACCAAAAACTGTTTTACGTCATGACGCTATGCGAAGTGACAAACACAGAGCCAGGACAAACCCCAGACACAATTAATTTTGGATTCGTGTATTGGGGAGGCAAGCGATGCATCTTTGATGGGGTCGATCAATATAAAGTAATCGGGCTGCTGGATGAATCCACCGGGGTGACTGATTACGCAGTGTCGGGCAGGCTCAATATTTATTTGTTCCGCAATGGCTCATCGTCAGGCGTGAACACAGCACAAACCGCCATTCAAATCATGAGCAATGGCGATCTAGTTTATCAGTGGGACGCATCAAAGCTGATGACCAATGCGGCGTTTGCCATCATTGAGATGACATACAGCCAAACGGCTAATCTAACCAGCTTGCAAGCTACTCGATTTCAAGTTACCAACAGTAGAACAAACCCTGGCGATTGCATTGCTGATTATTTGCAATCCACAAGATACGGCGCGGCATTGTCAACGTCACAAATTGATTACACCAGTTTGACGGCATTGAATGTTTATAGCGTCACGCCTGTAGCCTACACAACATTTACGGGCGGGTCAGCATTTCAACCGCGATTTAAATTTGATGGAGTGCTGACCACTGATGTGGCAGTGATGGACAACATCCAAGCAATGGCATCGTGCGCTGATTGCTTGATCCGATACAACGAAATAACAGCCAAGTGGGGCGTGATTGTTCAATCATCCACTTACACGGTGGCGATGGCTATTGACGATTCCCGCATGGTGTCGGCAATTCAAATTTCGCCAATTGATTTGTCCTCAAGCTACAACATCATTGAGGTCAAATTTCCAGACGGCACTAATCAAGATTCGTTCAACACAGCTTTGTACGATTTGGCCGAGATTAATCCGTCTTTGCTTTATGCCAACGAACCCGTAAATAAGCAAACCGTCAATTTAAATTTAATTAACAACAACGTCCGAGCGCAGGTTATTGCCAATCGTTTGTTGGAAGCGGCGCGGGAAGATTTGCAGATTAAGGTCAACATCAATTATTCTGGCCTGCAATTAGAAGCTGGCGATATTGTCACCGTCACGAATGCAAATTACGGCTGGGTTGCAAAACTGTTTAGGGTTTCCCAAGTTGTTGAGCAATTTGGTGCTGATGGATCAATCACTGCCAATCTGACGTTGATGGAATTTAATGCGGCGGTGTTTGATGATGCAAACGTTACGCAATTTACGCCCGCACCAAATACCGGCATTGGCTCGCCATTAGGATTTGGCAGTGTCCCTGCGCCGACCATTACAAACATTTTGCCAAGCGCGGCGGTTCCGTCTTTTGGTGTTGCGGTTACAGCGTCATCAAACGGG